GCTGCTGTAAATGCTACAACAGTAGCTACTGGTACTCCTGATGTTTATATTGGATATTTTTACGATACTATAGAACAGAATAAAGCTGAAGATTTTAAAAATCCTTCACAGAAGAAGTTTCATTTTGAAATTGACTATTCTATTGCTCAAAAGTATAATCCTTACTATAAAAAGTATATACAAAAAGAGATTAAAAAACTAGGTTTTGATTCAGATGAATTTAAAATGGCTTATCGTCTTATTTGGCCTATCACAAAAGGTATGGTATTCACTAAAGCACAATTAGATAACAAATGCTATGATAAATCTATGAAGACAATTAGGGAGTGGTATGAAACTCCATGTGTGGCTGGGCTTGACTTAGGAAAAACACAAGACTCTACTGTAGTAACAGTAATCAGACCTATTTGGGGAGAAGAAGACGATGAAGGTAATGCACCAAAAATACTTCTTAATTGGCTAGAGTTAGAGGGGGATGATTGGGAAAACCAATATGACCAAGTTAAATCATTCTTAGAAAACTATTGGGTTGATACATTAGTTTGTGACTCTACAGGAGTAGGCGACCCTATCAGAGAAAGATATTCAATATTATTACCTAGTGTTAATGTAGTGCCATTTAAATTTAGTCCTAGTTCTAAAGATAGAGGTTATAAGTATCTACTACAAGAAGTTAATAGTGGAAGACTCACAATCCCAGCGCATTCTTCTACTAGAAAGTCAAATAAGTTTAAGAAATTTGAGTATCAAATGACTACTCTTAAAAAACATTATAGTGGTAAGCTTTTAAATCCTTCTCCTGTTGATAATGATAAAGGTCATGATGATTTTTGTGATAGTCTTATGCTTGCTGTGTATGGTACTTACTTCGAAATCATGCCTGATATAGAAGAAGTAGAAAATGATATCTTTATACCAGGAAGAAATAATGTAGACAGATTCTTAGGAAGAAACTATTCTCGGCCAAGAAAATGAAGGTTTATAAATACTAAGCCGATATAGTAACTATAAACTTGAAAGGGGGTGAAACCTATACATGACATATTCAGTACCAGGAAATTTTGATTCCCAAGTATACTCTAGTACTTTCTTTGCTCAAGTGTTCAATTTTGGACCTGACCATTCTGAGCGTGTGACTAAGTACCAAGATTGTTGGGATTTTTATGATGGTACTCATTGGTCACAATCTTCTCCTGAAGGATTTGACCAAGTAACCATTAATTATTGCAAAATATTCGTGAAAAAAATGCGTCGTTTTGCCTTTAGAAATGGCTGGACTATGGCCTTCTCAGAGGAACAAAAAAATGATGGTATTGATACATGGGTAAATGATGTTTGGAAATACAATAACCCAAAAAAACTAACTAACACTATCGCTGATTTTGGTGGTATCTTTGGTGATTGGTTTATTTATCCACAATGGATTCCTTCTGAAGATGAAGTTAATAAAGCATCTGATGTTAAACTTGCAGTACTAGACCCAAGATATGTTTTCCCACAATATAATACAAAAACTGGTGAAATGGAATTTTGTATTATCTTAATTCCTTATCAAGAGTTTTCTTTAGTAGGAAATCAATTTGAGTTAGAAAATAGAATTTACAGAGAAATTCACACAAAAGAAAAGATTTTTATTCAAGACTTAAATGAGAAAAACGAAATTATCTCAGATAAGGTAGTAGACAACCCACTCAATAAGATGCTAATTGTACATGGAATTTATCAGCCAAAAGCAGGAACACATTTTGGCTCAGGTCTTATAGAAGACGTTAAGGACGGAAATAGACTATTTAATGAAAAAGCCTCTGATGTTTCTGATATTCTTGATTACCATGCTGCGCCTATTACTGTTATTTACGGAGCTAAAGCAAGACAACTTGAAAAAGGTGCTAATAAGATTTGGTCTGGACTTCCTGCTAATGCTAAAGTAGAAAACCTTTCTAGTGAAGGTAACATAGAAGAAGCAAGAGCATTCCTAGCAGATTTAAAAACTTGGATGCATGAGCTAGTAGGAATTCCTGAAAAAGCATTAGGTGGGGAAAGAAAAATGAGCAATACTTCTGCTACTGCTCTTTCTTTAGATTTCGAACCACTAATTGAATTAGCAGATGATATTAGATTCTACTTTGAAGAGGGCATAAAAAAAGTTAATGAATTAATCATAGACATAGGAGAGTACTCTAGTGCTATTTCTACTTCATTAGAAGAACAAGAATTATATGACCATCATATAGCGTTTGGTTCATTACTGCCTAGAGATAGGTCTATTGACCTGAATGATATATCAACCGAACTTAGCTTAGAATTAGAGTCTAAAGAAGGTGCAATGCAAAGATTAGGCGTACTTAATGTAGAGACTAAAAAAGAAGAAATACGAAAGGAGAAAGAAGAAGATGCTGCATTTGAGGCAGAACTAAATGAGCTATACAACCCTGTAGAAGAGGTTTACGAAGAAGATACAGACTCCTATAGAGCAGATGAAGGCAACACAGAAGAAGAACAAGATGCTAGAGATAGTTTGAATAAAAATCCAGTAGTACACGGACAGCAAGTAACTGACGATAACATAGAAAAGAAAACTTAAAGTTTAGACTTTAGTAAACCGATATTTTAAATAACAAAATTACTGTAAAGGGGGTGAAATGGCTAGAGGCAGTTTTAAACCAGAGAAGCCTGCTCAGAATAACTCTTATCGCGGAACATTCGATAGAAGTGTTAACGAACTAAGACCTAACACTTTTGATGACTCCGCTAAAGATGATGCATGGGCTAAAAAAGTTGTTCAGAGAGATTGGGAAAGCCCAACATCTGAAACAGATGACCCGAATGATGATTTAGAATAAAATTTTTGAAAGGAGAATAAAAAATGTCTGAAGAAAACGTAGCGGAACTTGAGCCACAGAATGAAAATGAGAACACAGAAGAGGAATTAGAAACACCAGTTTCACAGGAAGGTGAAACACCAAAAACAAAAAAGGGAACCAAATCGGATGTTCCTAACATCAATAGTATTGATATTGAAGCTCTAAAGAAAGAATTAATGGGGCAAATCCGTAAGGAAGAGAAAGATAAAGTCTACAATACTCTAGAAAAGTATAAAGAAGAAGCTAAAAAAATAGAAGAACAGAAAAAAGAATTAGAGGCTAAACTACAAGAGTATGAGACTTCAAAGTTAACTGTTGAAGAACAAGCAGCTTTGAAGCTAAGTAAACTTGAAGAGTCTAATATGCATTTACAGTCACAGTTAGAGTCTATTATGGAAGAAGCCAATAACAAAATTAATGCCCTTCAAGTAGAATTAGCTAAGAAAGATATTCTTTCTCAGTATGGTGATGAAATAATTCCTTCGTTGGTTAGTGGAAACACTATTGAGGAATTACAAGAAAGTGCCGAAAAAGCACATAGGGAGTATCAATCTATAGTTGACCGTGAAAGAGAAAAACTAGAAGCTACATTCAAAAAAGCTAAAACTGGAGTGGGTTCAGGAGTATCACCTACTAATGACAGATTAAATGCCGGTGTGAATGTTGCCGATATTAAAAGAATTGATGACCCTAAAGTTTGGGAAGCAAATCGAAACAAACTTTTAGAAGAAGCCCTAAAAAACCGATAAATACATTAAACACAGGAAAGGGGGTGAAAAACTAGAATGACAGACTATCTTACTACTGCTCTGGATGGGAATGGGCATAATGTTCTTCTTTCTGAGGTAGTTCTTACTATCTATAGCAAAGATATCATGTTCCAGGCTCAGCCTGTATTAAGATTTGACCAGTTCGCTAAAGTTAAAACTGACCTTTCCGCTACTCCTGGTAAGCAAATTACTTTCTTCAAGTATGATAATCTAAGTGCTGGTGGTATTCTTACAGAAGGTACTGCAATGTCTACTCAGGCATTGGCTGGTTCCCAAGTATCAATCGAAGTATACGAATATGGTAACGCTGTTGCTGTATCTAATATGCTTTTGGCTACCGCTTTCACTGATATTATGTCTGATACTGCTAAACTTCTAGGACAAGATTATGCTAAAGTTATTGATGGTTTAGCTAGATACACACTAGAAGACGGTGCTGGTAGTACTGTTCTTGCTAATGACGCTGCTTCTGTAGATGCTATTAGTAGCTCAGACTATCTAACTCTTGAAGAGATTAAGGATGCTGTTGAGGTTCTTGCAACCAACAACACACAGAAAATCAATAATGACCACTATGCTTGCTTCGTACATCCTCATCAAAGTCGTAGACTTCGTGATGATGCCGACTGGATTACCGTAGGTAAACTAGACCCACAGCGTATGTATAATGGCGAGATTGGTCGTATTGATGATGTTATTTTCATTGAAACTACACAGGTAAGTATTGATGCTAATGATGCTGCTACTCCGGTCGATGTTTATTCCGCTATTATGATTGGTGATAATGCTTTCGGTAAAGCCGTAGCATTGCCAGTTGAAATGCGTGATAATGGTGTTGTTGACTTCGGTAGAGAGCGCGACCTAGCTTGGTATTCAATCCTTGGATATGGTGTTCTTAACGAAGATAATATCGTAGCGATTAAAACAGCCTAATCTAAAGAGATTGGAATTGACAATTAGAGAGGTAAGTGCTAAACTACGTTTTAGTAACTGCCTCTCTAAACCTAAAAGGAGATAAAATGGCGAAAGCAAAAAAAGTAATCATTGAGAAAGACGAGGTTCTTCAGGATATTGAAGAGTTAGAAGAAACCACTTCAGATATAGATGAGGAAGAAATCGAACAACTCTTTTCAACAGAGCCAGAAATTGTTGCTCCTAAAGAAACTCATGTAGAAGTTATGCCCATAAGAGATAGACGATTTACTTATGGAGGAACATGGTACTACCTTTCTAAAGGAAAAAAACAAACAGTACCAATAGAAGTGAAAAACTTTTTGCTTAAAAACAAGCAAAGCCCATCTATTAAAGATATGTGGTAAAGGATACTAAATGGTAGATTATAATAGCATATTCTTAGATAAAACTGGTCAGTCTAATATGGCTACACCAGATTGGGATTCTGATAGAATTACTGCTTTTCTAGACGCTAGAGCTTATATAGTGTCAAGAGAATATGCTACCCCTTGGGCAGATTTTGAGTCTGTTCCTGACCAGTATCAATATCCTGTAGTTATTTATTCTGCTATAGAATATTGGTGGTTAAAAGCAGGTGAGTACCTTACTAAGTTTGATATTAATGTTAGCGGTGGTGGAGCGACAGGCCAAAAATCCTCTCAGCTTTTTTACCGAGCATTAGAAATGATAGACTACCTTAAAAAAGAACTAGAGATAGTAGGAAAAACTATGATAGACTCTACAGGTACAGGAGATATTTTAGTTGGTACTCTTATTAAACGTAGTAAATTTACTGGGTATTTAGTGCCTAGAAGTGATGACCCTAAAGGAGACTGGACTTAGAATATGGCAAGGACTCCATTCACAGGTCCATCACAATATGACATTAGAAGCGGTGCTACTGGTAGATTCATTTCTAGAAAAGAAGCTGCTAGAGCTTTAGAAGCAGAAATAGAAATAAAGGCCAGTAAAGAAAATTTAGAAGACCTAGAAGAAAGAATATCTAAGTATAGAATTGACAGATTTGATGCTCTAGATGATATTTATATTGCGCTAAGAAAAATTGGAAAAGTGCTTACACACGAAGTTTCTGGTAGAATGTTTGACGAAGAATCTGGTGCTTATGGAGATTGGCCTGGACTAAGTAGAACAGCTATATGGTGGAGAATAGCAAATGAGTTTGATGAAGAACCTATTCTTCAGGCTAGTCAATCTCTTTATATGTCAGTAATGTCTGGAGAAGTTCTAGATTATCAAATGGATACTTTTCAAGATGAATACAGAGTAGAGTTGAGCAATCAAAATATTTCTGATAGTATAACTGCTTGGAAATATTATGTACATATGTCTGGTGGCAGCTTTGGTTTTGGCGGTGCGTATATTCCTCCTAGACCTTTTGTACCTATAGATGTTGATAATTTAACTGAAGGAGAAAAATATACTGTGTCAGAGATTTTTGAAAACGAGATAAACTCTATTATAGGTGCAAAAACAGGCGTAACCGATGTATTTACTACTGCTATTTAAGGGGATATAAATGTTAGCAAATCTAATAGAAAACAAAGTAGTAGAATATTTAAAAGATGCTACTATTAATGATGTAGAAACTTATAAAGTAGTAGAAGTATCGAAATTGATGCTTGATTGGAATGCATTTACTGACTATCCAAGGATAGTAGTTACTTGTTCTGATACTAATCCTACGTCTATAGCTATACAACAAGTAGTAAGAAATTACGCAGTACATATATTTCTTCTAAACTTTGGACCTGATTTAGACGATTTATTAGTAGAACGTGATATAATCTTTGAAAGAATTGTATCTAAGCTAATGGCAAATCAAAGATTTGATAATTTGGTCGATAATAACAGTAATGAAAGGGTCTGGGATTCTAAAGTAGGAAGAGGAAGATTTTCAAAGACAGGACTAAATGATTCATATCATTTAACTTCCTGGCTACAAGTATTAGTTAGTTCTGAAAGAACAGGACCATTTACATAAATGAAAGGGGGTGAATAAATTAAATGACAATTACTGGTTTAGTTGGACATATTGGCGTAGGTGTACAAGACGCTAAAAAAGTTGATGCCGAGATTGCTGCTTATACACCTACGATTACTAATTTCTTCGTTATTACAGAAGAAAGTTTTGCCGCCGAAAATAACCCAATGGTTGCAGAGAATGAGATTGGTAGAGGTCGTGACCGTACTGGTGCTGTAGCTGGTGGTTATGCTATTTCTGGTGGTTTCGGAGGATATGCTAGAACAACTGACTTAGGACTTCTTTGCCAAATGGCATTAAGTAATGATGCTGATTCTTGTGAGCCTAGTGCTTCCACAGGTATTTCTACTGTCGTTCCTACTAATTATCTAGATTTCTGGACAATCGAAAAGAACGTTGGTGATACTCTTTATCAGTGGTTAATTAATGCGAAAATGAACTCTTTAACTATTTCAGTTAATCAGGGTGAAATCGCTAATTATACTTCTGATTGGGTAGTAACAACAGAGAAGAAAATTGAGTCTGGTGATGCAAGTTCTCCTTCTTACGCAGATGATAACCTATTGGCTTTCCACGGTGGTTTACTAAAACTAGGTGGCACTCAGTACAACAACATGGAATCTGTAGAGATTGCTTTTAACAATAACTTGTCTGATGATGAGTATACTGTTAGACCTTCTCGATTCCTAAATGACGTAACTGAAGGTGCGCGTACTGTTGACCTTAACTTCAATCAGGTATTCCAAAATGCTAATGACTATGCTAATTATACCTATGGAGCGGTTGGCAGAACAACTCCTGGTTATGACCTTTATGAAGATGATGTATACTTTATTCTAATGGATGCTCAGGATAAAGCAGATGCAACAGAGTATATTGAATTCTTCTTCCCAAGAGTAATGTTTGGGGGATTGCCTGTAACACTAGCATCTGGTAGAATTGTAGTATCTAACACAGGAACCGTATTGGCTCCTAATGTTGGAAATCTAGTTACTGTATATTACAAGTAAAGTTTAGAAAGGATTTAGAGAAATGGCTCAAAAAATATATGTAAAAAATGCACCAGAAACATTTAGGACTTATTTACCGATGGAGAAAGAGTTGCCAGAAGAAGACAAGACTTGGTTTGAGCATCGCAAAATGAACGAAGCTGATTACCAGAAATTTGTTGACCTAACCTCTAAAGTTAGACTAGCAAATAAAGGGAAAGGAAAAAACAATGATGATAAAGCAGAAGTAGATATGATGCTCGGTACTACTAGAGCATTCTTAATCGAAACTCTTATTGTCAATTGGAATGTTATTGGAGAAGATGAAAAAGTTTTAGCGGTTACTCCAAATAATATTCGTAAACTACCGCCAGAACTTGTAAAAGTTTGGGTTGATGATATTTATGAGAAAAATCCAATTCTAAAGTCTGATGAAGAAGATGAAGGGGATAAAGAAATTACCCCTTTACAGTAATACTCGAAAATCAAGTACTAGGAATATTAGAAGGAAGGCAGGAGTTAGGGGAACACCCGCTCCTGCCTTCTGTAAGACAATGGATAGATTGGAAGATAACAAATATTTTACCAAGAGAAGGCGGTACATTAGACCAAGACCCTGAATTTATGCGGGATTTAAGAATGATTTTAAGCATAGAATCTCAGTGGGAAGAAACAGGTAAAGCTAAAGCTCAAATGAGAAAACAAATTTTAGAGGGTGTTCATACAAAAACTAAAATATAAGGTTGGTGTATCATAGATAACGAACTTAAATTTATAGTATCACTTAAAGATAATGCGTCTAGACAAGCTAGACAACTTCAGAATAATCTGAAAAGCTTTAATGGTACTTATCATTCAAGGATAAAGTTAACTCTTATTGACAGAGTTACGCAAAAACTTCGCAACATCTTTGCCATGATGGGTGGTCAAGGTGGATTTATGCGTATGTTTGACCTTGACCTTGATACACGAAAATTTAAGGAGTGGTCTAGAAAACTAAAAACTTCTGTAGCTGGTATCTTTTCTGGTGATGTGAGTAAAAAATGGTTTACTACTATTTTTGGGCATTTTAAAAAATTAACCAAAGTAGTAACTCATATAGGCGATGTTCTAGTAGGTTCATTCGCAGCGGGTGGTGCAGCTATTCAAGCAGGTATGGTAGTTGCAAGCGCCATATTAAGTAAACAGCTTATTAAAATCAACAGTGAAATGGAGCAGTTTGAAATCTCTTTACAAACTACTCTAGGTTCTTTAACTGCCGCTAAACAAGAAATGGCAGGGATTGTTGAATTCGCCAAAGAAACTCCTTATGAAATCAAGAACGTTACTGATGCTGTTGTAAAGCTTCGTGCTTATGCAATGGACTCAGGTGAATGGCTTGAACCTCTCGGTAACGCAGCTTCAGCTTTCGGTAGAGAGATTACCGATGCTGTAGAAATGGCTGCTGACGCTGTTCAGGGTATGTTCCGTAGAGCATTATCTTATGGTATCCGTATGGATAGAGAAATGTTCAAACAAGGTGGAAAATACGCTGGAATGACCTATGCTGATGCTCTTATGATGGAGCTAAAAAAACGCTTTGAGGGTGGTATGGAACTTCAAGCTAAAACTCTTAAAGGTATTTGGTCAAATATTAAAGACACTCTTTATATTCAATTCCAATCTGCTACAGAGCCTATCTTCAAAATTATTAAAAAAGAAGTGGATAATCTATACAAATATATAGGTTCTGAAAGAGGCCAAGCACAGTTAAAAAGTTTGTTTATCACTATGGCTGATTATATTTATAAGTTTATTGAAGTGGCTAAATCAACTTTCCAATACTTTAGCACTAATATTCTGCCTTCTGTAAAAACAGTTGGAGAAGCTATGGTTAATACTTTCCAACAAGTATCTGAAATGCTTAGACCACTATTGGAAGTTTTACCGCCGATAGTGCAAATTTTTACTTCTATATTTACTTTCTTATCAAAAATTGTTACTGCTTCTGACCTATTACTTAAAGCATTCATAGGATTCTCTATAGCAATTAAAATAATGAATGCTTTGGGTTTCTCTGTAAGAAAGCTCTCTACTTCTTTAGTAGCCTCTAATAGAGCCGCAACACTATTTGGTGCCACTGTAAGAACTCTTGGTGCTACACTTATATTATCTGCTGCTTCTTTCGCCGCAATGTGGCAAATAGGTAATTATCTTGAAATCAAGAATAACCTAGAGCAAATTGGTTCAGAGATACATAACGTTGCTAATAGCGCAAAAGAAGCTAGAGATTACCTAAAGGAAATGGGTGAAGAAACAGGGCATACCTTAAAAGAAATGACTAAAATTGCTCTTGCTGCCAAACAGTTTGGGCATAATATGTCAAATGTAATAGATGTAGCAAGTAGATTATCTGGAAAAGCTAAAGAAGGTATGCTACCCAACCTGGGGGATTTTGATATCCCAGAAGACGATATAGCAAAAGCATTAGGGGAATTATCTGAAGCTTTTATAGTTAGAGGCGATACGTTTGCTGAAATGACTAAAAAAACTAAAGCAGCAGGTGACTTGCTTGTAAATCTTAGAAGAAAAACTGATGAAACTGGAATCGGTTTCAAAGATTTATCTATTGCCATATCAAATAATGCAGAAACTTTAGCATTATATGGAGATAAAGTAGAAGAACTAGAATTCTTAATCACTGAATTTGGTAAAGCCACAAAAGAACTTGGTATTAATCTAAGTCTTGATGACTTCTTTGATGCACTAAAAATGCTTAAAGAACCAACTATGGAAATGTTCATGGAACTTCCAATTGATACTTGGATAGCTAAACCTATGTCAGAAATAAAACATTTACTAGATGATTTTAGTGAATTTGCTATTGATGGTCTTGATAGTTCAAGTATTGCTAGAGTGTTAAGTACTTCAGAAACAGCCGCACAAAAAATCCTATCTGCTTCTGAATCTGCACTTGAAGCACATACTAAAATAGCTGAGACAATAGCTGACTATTCTGATACATATACAGAAGCAGTTGGAAAAGGATATGAACCTCCTACTGGTGGTGGGAGTAGCTTAGTAAACCAATTAGGTGCCTGGGATAGAATAGCACAATGGTTTTCAACCAATATAAAAGGTGAAATAGTAAACGGTGTTTTACTTGCAGGACTTACTGTTGCTGCATTAAATAAACTCTTTAAAGTAGGAAAAAGAATAGACCAAGCAATAAGAAAACCAGATAGTTCTATGTTTTCTAGATACGTTAATTATAGAGAAGAAAAAGCAAGAGCTAAAGTATTACCTTCTAAATTTGAAAAAAGAATTGTTGATGCATTAAATATAAGAGAAAAAGAAATTAGCAAAGAATTTGCAGACGAACTTAAAAAATTAAACAAGCAACTATCTTCCCTAGAAAAAAGATATGGAGAAGGGATAATTAGTAAACTAAGAAAAGCCGGTTTCTCAGGTCTTTCTGAGGCTATTCCTGAAGGGATGAACCCTAAAGAATTCAGAAATAAATATGCTGAGTTTTTCAAAAAAATGAGTAAAAAAGATTTAAAAGCCTATAATGAATGGGCATCAGTTTTTGAAAGAAAAATTGATAATGTCCAAGGAAAAATTGCAGCCTTACAAGGATTAGAAGCAGAAAGATTAGAAGCTTTAAGAAAACAATATGATGATTTAGCAAAAGCTGTTAAAAAAGGTCGTATACCAATGGCTTTAAAAGACTTAGTAGCAGAAGTTACTAGATTAACTGGTGGCAGCAAAAGTATTTTTTCTAAGGCAACTAGTGGAGTAGCTACAGATAAAACTGCTGAAAAAGCTGCTCGACAAACAACAGCTAAAATGAGTTCTGCTCAAGTTTCTAATGTAAGAAAAGGTATTATGTATTTCTTCATGCAGACTCTTAACTTTAAAAGCCTACCTAAAGCACTATCCCCAATACGAAACGGTCTTTCTTTAAGAACATACAGAGAATCTTTATATGGTCAAGGCCAAGTATTAGGTAATATTAATGCCGTACAAAAAGGGAGTGAAAAAGCTGTTGCTGGTCGTGTGTTTTCTACCCAAGTAGGTGCCTTATCTGGTAGAGTAATGGGTAAACTTAGAGGAATAATTACTGGTAAAGTTCATACAGATTTAATGTCAGTAGTTACTGATTATGAAACAATATTAGACAATATCAAAAAATATAGACCAACAGAAGAGATTATAGGAGCAGTTAGAAGAGGAAGTTTTGACCCGATACAAGGAAAAACTAACATACTGCTAGAAAGAATAGCAGGAGAAATAGACAGGATACCTAAAGAATTTTCTGAAAGTATAAGTCATGTAATAGTATCTTTAACAGAAGCCCCAGGAATTCGCGGCTATGTTGGAAAAGGAAAAGTTTCTGGTAGATTTAATCTAGCTTTGACAAAAGCTTTTGAAAAAGATATGAGTAAATTAGCAGGCACTATTGTACATGAATATGCACATATGCTAGGAATTTCTGATAAAGTATTAGATGCTCTTGATTTACAGGGTGTTGAAGCAGCTAAACAACTACAAATGTTAGAAGGACCAAAAGCACAGAAAAAAATGCTTGCTTCCTTAAAGTATCTTGATTATCTTGGAGAAAAAATTGGTATTAATGCAGAAGCATATTTAAAACAGATAATGCCATTTGTCTTAGAAAATGTACAAGAGTTTGCAGAAAATATCAGAGCTGGATTAACACCAGAAAGTTCTGTTGGTATGGTAGCAAAAAAAGCAAAACCTGGAACTTTAGACCTTTATTACAACCTAAGAAAAGAATTTGCTGCTATATCTAATGCTGGAAAAAAGATAGGTTGGATTGACAGAGCAGCAAATATATTAGAAAAAGAGTTTGTTACACTAGCAAAACAACTAGGTCTTCTTACTGACGCAGACATAGTACTCTCTAAAAACATAGATAATCTTTCAAAAACAGTTTCCTCAAAAACAGCAGCTAATATTTTTCCATCAGCAGAAAACGTTGGTAGGGATGCAGCAGGAAGATTTGTAAAGGGGAACCCATCTGCTTGGACTTCTGAAACTGCACCGAGACTTTATAGTGTAGGAAAACAAACAGCAGATAATATGTTGAGAGCCACAACTCAAATGGGCAAAAGAATGAATTTATTCGCAGAATTATCTGTTAGAGAAGTAGTAGAAGATAATGTATTAAGAGCTTCAACTGAAATAGGCGAAAAAATGAACCTGTTTGTAGAAAAGCTAATTTCTAATGCAGAAAAAGCTGCTGATAGTGCAGAAAAAACTGTTGCTGAGTCTGTAACAAGTACATTAGGTAAAGAATCCTTAGAAAAAGCAGGTAAAGAAGTAGAAAGTACCTTTTTAAAAATAGCAAAAGTAGGAGGTAAAACAGCCCTTCGTGGTGCTTTTGCTGCTTTTGATGTAGACATATTAGCTGACTTAATGAGTGTTTTAGCTAAACAAGAAAAAGTGTACAGGTTATCGAGTGGTGAGTATACTACTGTTAAACCAACAGCGGGTGAATTAGCTATGTCTAAATCTATGGAGAATCTATCAGATATATTCTGGGATGTAACTAAAACTACTGCTGGTGCAATAGCTAATACATTTACACTTGGTAAAACTGCTGGATGGACTGAGAAACAAATGAATGAAGTAGGAGAAAGTGCCTCTAACTTTGTAGATTTCTTTAAACAAAGTTCTAAATATCGTTCAGATTTTATTACTTGGATGAAAGAAGCTAGAGGACTAGATGTAATAGACCTAGAAACTAAATACATGGATGCTTTAGCTTCCGGCAGGGGAGTAACACCCGCACCTGGAACTAAAGATGCTGCTGAATATGATGCCTTTATTAAAGGAACTCAAGAATTTAATAGAATCATGGAACAGTCAAATAAATACAATGCTCTTGTAGCTAAAGAGCTTTCAAAACCAACTGTAATAGATGAGCAACAAATTGTAGATAAACTAATGCTTAACTTACCTATAACTCTTGATGCTGCATTAGATGTAGCTGAAAATCAAAAAATAAAAACGCTAATAAATAATCAAGTAAAGAAAATAGAACAGTCTACTAGCGTAGATATTCCTGTTAATCCTGATACTAGTAATGTAAAAGAAGCTGCTGAAGAGTATGTAGATAAATATGCAAAAATAGCAGAAAAAGCAATGAAACAAAACGAAATTGCTAAGATAATAGAAGGAGAACTAGCTAACTTTGACTTAGAAACACCTGAAGGATTTAGAAACTTCCTTGAGGAATTAGACGATAGCGATATGATGTTGGCAATAGGCCAAAAAGCACTTAATAGCTATCAAGCTGAGGTTGACGGATTAGATATTAGCATCCAAGACCTTACTGCTAGTCTTAATGAGGTAAATATAGAGCTTGGAGAAATGGCTTTAGAAGTAGCCAAGATTGATAAAGACCTTGTTAATTTAAACCAAGCTTTCATTAATGTTTCTAGCGCACTTGATTTAGTCATAGCTATTAATAATCTAGAGTTGGTAAGTGATAGAGTTTTCCAACTAGAAGGTGAAATTGCTGACTTAAATGTGCAACTTTCTAGAGCAGAATCAGAATTAATACCACTTGAACGTGCTTTAGAAAAAGCAACAGAACAATTTAATTCTGTTGAAGAAGCTATTGCGTCAGCTAGAGAAGAATTTGAAAGATTTATGAATGCTCCTGTAGAGGGAGAAGAAGAGTATCTTAATAAGATATACGAAATAGATAAGAGTATATCTGACCTTCAGCTACAAAAAATTGATTTACAACCTCAGTATGATAAATTTGAGGCTGCTGGTCTGTTAGACTCTGATACATTTAAAGATTGGGCCGCTTCTTCTGGATGGACTAACATTGAAGCACAAATAGCTGCTTTAGAAAAGAGAAGAGACTTAGAAGAAGAAAGACGAAATAACTTCACTATGGATATTGAGCATGAAAAAACAATTGCTCAATTGGCTGAAGAAGCAACAAAGGAAGAGATTAGAAATGCTATTAAGGTTTGGGAAGAAAAAGAACCTCTTCTACAAGCTGAACTAGAAAGAACACAAGAGATTGTAGAGAAAGCACAAGAAGCAGTAGATATAAAACAAGATGAAATTGGGTATATCCAAGAAAGTATCAATGCAAGAGAAGCTGAATTAAAATTGATAGAACAACAGGTAGAAGCTGAAAATAGATTAGCAACTCAAGCAAAAAGACGCGCTCAAGCTGAACAAGATGTTGATAGACTTAAAACTAGTATTCTTGATACTAATGGTGAAATTCTTGGCGTAGAAAATATGATATCAGCAGAAAGACTTGTTCAACTTGCTACTGATGCTGCTAGTGGGAATGTTTCAGCAGAAACATTTGGCTCTGTTGTAGATTTATTTAATAATATTTCTGGGCAAATTAACTCAGCTACCAAAGATAAAACTGGCTGGGAAAATAAAATAGCTATTAAAAATTTCGATGCACAAAAACTGCAACAAGATGTTGCAAGAGATTCACAAAGAAGAGAAGATATCTTAGCAAAAATGAATAGCCTTTGGGATGTAATAAAAGAACTTATAGGTCATGTAGATATTAGTGGTTTAAGTAGAGAAGACCTAACTTCTATCTTTGGAGAAAATATAGGTATGGTTATTAATGCTATGGCTGCTAATATAGATAGATTAGTAAATGGACCTAATTCACCAAGTTTAAATCAGTATAGCGGAATGTATGATAGACCTACTGCTTTAGGTGGAGTATTCACTAAGGCTACAAGAATTCTTGCTGGTGAAGCTGGGCCTGAAGCCTTTGTACCATTGGCAAACGGTAAAATACCTGTTAAAATAAGTGGTGCATCAGGTGGAAATAATGTCAATAACGTAACTATTGGTGATATTCATATTTCAGTTAGAAATGATGAAGACTTAGAGGATATTAAAAAAGCTATTCTTGACCTAAGAAAAGGCGAAAGTGGTTTCTTTGCAGGCGCTCATACTTACCCAGATGGATTTTAAAGGAGTATAAATGGACTTTAATGGATATGAAATATTTGTAACAGACCAAGAACTTCCTCACTTGGAGTCTGCTTGGACTACTGTTGAACTAACACAAAATAACAGTACTTATAAGTTTAAAAGAGAGACAAACAAAAGTAGAATATTTAAAATCTCTGGGTATATATCTAAAGCTACTTGGACTGCAACTAGAACAGAAGCAGAAGGTTTAAATGACTCTCTTAATACTACCCCTTCTGGAACATTTACTGACGGTTATGGAACAACATACAGTGTTTTAGTAGAAGATTGGAGTATTACCCCTGTTGCTGCTATGAATAAATATGAAGTTTCAATGTCATTTAGGATGGTAACGTAATGCCAATAGGAGAAGAAGATTATAGTAATAATTTAGAAGCCCTAGGAAGATTTAAACCTGGGGCTATTTCTGGTGCTGAAGGAGAAACTGGTGAGTTAGATGTAACTTTGGCTACTAATTTAGCTGGAGAACCTATTCGTTTTACTTTAAACGAGTCTTTAGATAACATTGTATCTTCAGGAACTTTAACTATGCTTAATGCTACTATTGGCGATGATGGTATTCAATATGATGGAGTTATGGGAGAGGAACATACGGAAGAAGATGAAGCTAAATGGGGGGAATTATATGATTCTGCTCCTGTTGAACCGAATCAATTATGTTGGGTTACAGAAGCCGGTGGTGGATTAGGAGAATGTACTACATACTGGAGAGTAGTTGGTGTTACTGCTTTCTTAGATGAAGAAGAAGTTCCTTACTATGAAGTTAAGCTAGAAGGTATGGGTCAAATAGCCATAGATACTAAATTTGACCCCAGTAAAATTGTTACTGACCCTAGCACAGCTTATTTTGTAGCACAAGATTTATACGACACATTGCTCGAACAATCTCAAGCTGACGCAGATAATGATGGGTATTTATCAGATTCAGAAGAAGAAGCTGCTACAGGAATTCCAGTACAAATAAGTAACACGGCAGAAGGTGTTAGATATCTTATACCTGATAACTCAAGCTATTTAAAGCCTTTTGCAGACCAAATTGCAGCTAATGGCTTGGACTGTGGTGGTGGGTTTATGGATGGACTAGAATTTGTACCAATAGAATGTGTTTATAAAAAAGGCGAAAGCTGTTGGCAAATAATAGAAACAATTCTTGGTTTTAGTGGCTTAGTGGCAAGATTTAATAGAGAGAAAAAACTTATTACGTCTAAAGTAGGAGAAACTACTTGGTCAGCTATGCCAACAGGGAAATCAGATGGTGGAGATTTAATATACGACCAAGAAGATATTGATAACCCACCACTAGGAGAAACTGATATAGGAGAATTTGAAAGTGGCTTACAATTAGGATATACTAAAGAAGGAGTATATAGTACAGCGTTTGTTTCTGGTTACTTAGGAAAAACAGGAGAAGATGACTCCTGGTTGCCAGGAGAACAGCAACCTATAGAAATACCAGAAGTTGTATCCCCAGCAGGAATGAATATTTTGAATGGGCAAAAAGTAGAAATGTCTATACAAATAGATGAGAGGTATAGACTAGAGAATGAAGCTGCTTTAGAAAACTATGCACTAAAAGAACTATTTAAAACTGCTATGTCAGCAAAAAGTGCTACATATGATAGTGAAAGTGTTCCTTTGGCAGTAGAAGTTGGTATGGTAGTAATGGGTTCTTCTAAACTTGGAGGGGCAACTTCTATGTACGTTACAGCATTAAATAGAACTACTGACGCACAACAAAACACTATACAAACAGGAATCTCAGGTACTAGAGTACCTTCAGAAGCAGATTCCACAGAAAATAATATGGGTTGGGAATAATGGCTAAAAAAATAAATTTAAAGGTATACACAAAGCCAGCAAAAAGATTAAACTATAATGCAGGAGACATACTTAGAAAAGTACGTTTAACTAATGAATTAAACCGTATAAAACAATCTTTTGGGTTAGTCACATATGGTGTTGTTGAAGCTACCCAAGTAGAAGGTGGTTATGGGTGGGCAATTAGCGATTACATTAGTTTTCCCTATATCTATATCAATAGGCCAAATTTCACACATGGTATGGATGGTACAGCACAATTAGATTATGCTAGTGGGACTAACTCTTACTCAGAAACTCTCCCAGATGAATTATTGGCATATTATTCAGAAGAAGAGGGTTGGGATGCAACAGAATATCAACCCGCTATTTTTGTCCCTAGAGTTATTCATTGGCATAAAGTAAACCAAATGTATTATGGTTGTTATTTATTAGTATGCCAGCTTAACCCAGAGTCTACAGAAACCGATAAAACTATAAGAATACACTATCGCTTTGAGGGCGAAGGTTTTGTGAAAGGATAATAAATGACTGTAACAGTAACAGATAATTTTGGTTTTATAGGAGTATATAATGCAGTCCCATCTACTAATGATTGGGCCTGTACCTATTGGAATTGGCTGGCGTTAGACTCTATTTTATACGGCCTAGTAGCACATACTCATGATGGAGCAACCGCGCTACAAAATCCAACAGGAACACTATCGTTAAATACTGCTGTATCCGGTGGTTATCTACCGGCCAATACTACATATTACATTGCAATTACCTATGTTGATGCATTAGGAAGACAAACTGCTGCTTCAGATGTTGCAGAAGTAACAACAGGAGCAGGAATTAGTACTCCTGCCACACCAACTATTGATGATGATGCTACTCCTACTGATATTCAATATGTCGCTAGTGGTTTATCTGGTGGTGATTATTGGTACAAAATTTCCTTTACAAAAGATGGTGGAGAATCATTAGCTAGTTCTCCTGTATATGTACAAATCCCAACAGATACTACATACCAATGTACAATACATTTCCCATCAATTAATACACTAGCAAATGGTGCTGATTCATATTATGTATACAGAAAAATTGGTTCAACAGGAAGCTATGTAAAACTAGCTGAAGTTACTGATAAAGACGCAATTTCGTTTACAGATGATAATACTGACGTTCCTACTTGTGACAAAAATCCTGTAGTAGCAAGTACTATAAGTGCTTTTCATACTATTACAATTGATTGGTCTGCTTTAGACTATACAGAAGCAGAAGATATTAAAATCTATGCCACTACAACCTCTGGTACATATCCTACAAATGGTCTGATAACTACAGTAGAAGATGTTAATGGGGATACACCAATTACTGAGTACACATGGACTGGTACAGCTAGAACAGCAGGTAAACCACCTGAAGTAACTGAATGTTTCGCTAACCCACCAAAAATTAATCTAGCTACTGAAGTACAAGGAGAATTACCTTGGGATAATTTACCAAACGATTTTAATTGGCTTCAACCTGTAGATACTGCTGCATCTTTACCAATTACTAGTACAACTGGTGACGCTGCTGTAGTAAAAGATGAAGCTAAAGTATACATATGGGATGGAGATAGTTGGGAAGCAATATCAGGTATAGCGATTTATGATTACCCAACATACCCAGACCCATCTTTTGTAGGAGAAGTATATGTAAGAGAGTTCCCCCCAGGTACTTATAGAATTTATATTACAACAGGAGAAACTACTTTTGAAGCAGTAGTAACTAGTGGTTCTCTTAATAGTAGTTCTGGTTTTTACGGCTACTATGAAACTGAAGTATCATTACAAGAAGAATATCCTGATTATGGTTATGGAGCTATTGCTTTTGTATGGGAGAATAAATCTTTTTATTATTACGACGATGAAATTGATACTCCTGCTTGGATTAAACAATCAGAGCCAATTATTTCTCAAACTAGTATACTTGATGTTGAAGAAGATGTAACTCCTACAAAAGAACAGATAAAAATAAATGAAATTTTACAAGCATTAAGAGCCTCTGGCTTATTACAAAGTTAATAATTAGTATGGCTGAACCAACTTTTAAAAAGAATATAATATACAGAAAAGAAGATTGGGAACCAGGTTCTACTAGTTATAGTACTCAATTACGAGAATTGCAAACAAATGCACATGAAAACCCTTTATTAAGTAATAAAGATAATAAAAGAGTTTTTATTACTAGTAAATATCAACGTGCCTATACAAAATATAATGTTAATGCTTTATATGTATACTATCTTACACAATCTGCAAGTAATAGAGCTACACCAGAATTAGCTTGGAGTAATACTTTATCTACTACAGGAAGTCTTTCTAAAGTAACAACTGTAAACACAACAAGACTTTTAGGAGCTTATCTTATTGCTTCTGGTTCTAATTGGAATGCAGGTAGAAGTAGAATGTTTATTAGATTTTCTAAATTAGCTACAGATTTTTCTTCTCTATCAGAATATCTAGGATTAATGGTTAATGGTGGTTCAACAGCCCCGCACTATTTTTTAACAGAAGAAAATCTTTTTGTGTATCAGATAAGTAACTTACCAGAAACAATTTCAGAAGCTAAATCTATAACACCAATAGCTACTATAGGTTCCTTATCTAGTATTAGTTCTACAGGAAACAATGATGCTACTTGGGAAATGGTTAATAAGAATATAGTATCGGGAACTTTTTATTTGATGATAGATAGAGAAAATTGGGATAGCCAACCTTCTGCTGCAACAATAGTGGGTAGCTCAGTTTATTACCCTGCCTTACTTCGAATTGACCAAGGAAATGTAGGTCAATCAACAAGTGGTTATTGGCCTAAATATTGTTTTGATTATGACTCTGAAAATTGGGAATTAGGGGTAGAATAAATGGCTATAGATTATTCAAATCATTATACAGTAAGAAGAGACTTAGTTATTTACTTATCAGAAGATAGCGGAGCAACATGGGAAATAGATTACAATGCTTTTTTAGGCTCTATATATGAAGCTCCATTTAATACTACCTACAATCCATACAGTCATCTTGACACACAAGGTAATATCCATATTGCTGATATTGGTGGAAATTCTGACGATAGTGAAGGAATAATTCTATGTTATAATTATAACGGCGTACAGAAAAGAACATATATAGATTCCCCCTCTTACGGTATGAATTTTACATACTTTGTACTTTCTTCTGATAATAATGGGATAGGAAAATTATTTGTTACTTTTACACTACCTTCTAGTGGTGAATGTCAGTTAAATGTATACACGTTTAATTTAGGAGTGTTTTCGTCTGTAGAAACTTTTAATTTAGGTTCTTCATTTATAACTCCTACTGCTGCTAAGTATATAGAGGATGAAAATAAGTGGTTCGTAACGATAGGTACATATCTTTTTGAGTATACTAATGGTAGTCTAACAGAAATTAAAAGTCTTCCTGCTTCTACTCAAGGAGCGATTATTACAGATAAATATGTTATAGGCATTACATTTACATATGATATAGATGAAGATAATATGTTATATGTAACTTCTAGTGGTTCAACTAATGTTCATTCTGGAGTGTCTAAAAATTATAGATATAATATCTCTTCAAATTATTATAATGATAAAGTTTATTTTGACATTTATAAATTAACTGGTGAATTAGTAACAAGAGTAGTAGTTCCTTGGGGTAATGATTTAAGAGGATATGAACCAGGAGTACCTTATGATGCTGAATTTCCACTAAATACTTGTGTTACTTCTGACTATGTTGAATTTTCTATGTTTATGATTACAAAGTCAAACTTATCAGATGTTGTTGACGGACCAACTGATGTTATGTTTGTAAGGGTTAATTTAGGAGTAGGTTCTGCTTTAGCAGGACCGCATAAACACAATGCGTTAAAAACCACTAACAAGTATGGTCACGGATGAACGAGCAATTAATAATAGGCTTATTTGCTTTACTTGGGGCAATAGTAACTGGTGCCTTCTCTGTCTACAAAGTTAGAGTAGAAAGAAGAGTAAGCCAAGTTGAGAAAAAAGCTAAAGCTAATAAAAATTTAATGAATGAAAATCAAATACTAGAACAGATTGTTCCTGCTCTAGAAAGAAAAGACGATGCACTTGACAAAATAGCAGAAATACTGGATAATATCTTATGCGCTCAAAACCTTACTTCTCAGCAATTAAAGGGTATGAATTTAATACTCCAGAATAGGTGTCAGGCTCTTGAGCTAGTTCAAGCCTTTCAAAATCTCTTAGAGAATTATCAAAGACACGATAAGTTAGAAAGTCTTTCAGAAGATGACTTGAAAGATATAAGTGAAATAACAGAAAAAGTAGTTAAGACATTTGAGGATAATAAACCAAAAGAGTAGAAAGGTGGCAACATGAGCATTATGAAGAAAGTAAAGGAGCTGGACTTACAGCAGACAGAGTTGACAAAGCAAGAGCTTTTAAAACGCGAGGAATTGATAAGGAGGTTAATAAAAAGTAAAAATAATAATTTAAAACTTTTTAATTTAAAGCCAAATGCATAGAAAGGTAATAATTTGATTATCGACCAATTTCAATTTGTTGAGCAACAAGTAAAAAATGGAGTAGCTTGGAAAGCCATTACAAAAGAATTTAATAGCAAATTTAGCCAAGGACTTTCACCAGATGCTCTAAGAAAGAGATATCAAAGAGATACTTCAAAACTAGAAACTCTTGGTGATGATTCAGTAGAAAAGGCTTTTAAACTGATAAAACAAAATCCAGTAAAGCCTACTGAATTAGCCAGAAAGTTCAATCTAGACATTGACGGTCTAGAAGATTTAATGGACGATTTACTTAATAGCAGAGCCGCTATTAAGTTACACCAAGGATATTTAATTTTTGATAAGGGCGCGCCACAGCCAGATAATTATGAACATGATATTGAGTTATTTACTGTTGGTGAGTGGGTAAAATGGGGAGTTATTTCCGACCAACATATTTGTTCTATTCATGAACAAATGGACTTACTTCATAAGTTCTATAAGATTTGTGAGGAAGAAAAAGTAAAAGGTATTATTGCTGCTGGTGATTTTACTGCCGGTAATGGTACAGTATATAAAGGTCAATTACATGACCTTAAAATTATAGGGGAAGATAAGCAGATTAATTATACTTGCCATACTTACCCAGAAACAAATCTTCTTACCTATACGATTAGTGGAAATCATGACCTAGATTTATATAAACAATGTGGCTCTGATATAGTGCAAAAAATTGCTGATAAAAGAGAAGACATTGTTTATCTTGGTAAAATGAATGCTATATTGAAACAAGATGGTATTCGTTTTATGGTGCGTCATGGAGAAGGTGGTTTAGGAGCCATAAGAAGTTATAAACCGCAAAGAATTCTAGACGTTATGCAACCAGACGATATTTGTGACATTTCTATTGTAGGCCATTATCATGTACAGTTGGATATGCCTTATAGAAACTCTATTGTAATACTCCCAGCTTGTTTTGAAGGCCAGAGTGAATATCTTAGTAGAAAAGGCTTGATTCCTGATATCGGAGGATGTATTCTAAATATGAAAATAGCCGATATTAATGGTAAGAAAAAGATTGTTCGTCATTATGTAGACTACCTTGACTTAGGGGTTATTAAAGGGTTATAATGAAAAAGAAAATTATTAAAAATCAAAAGCATTCCTTACAGTATGATTTTTTAGTTCAAGATGGAGTTGACGAATCAGTAGCCGCAGAATTAGAAGATAGAATGAAGCAAAAAGAAAGAAGAAAGAAACGGTTAGAGCTAAAAAACAAAAAAGAGGATAAATGGAACTAATAAAGGAAAGGTGGTGAAATCTTGGAAGAAATCACATGGCAATCTTTAGCAACTTTACCTGGGGCTGTAGCTGCTGTAACACTGGTCTTAACAATTATTAAGGCAGTTATTGGTATCTACTGGACAGAATTAATGAATAGAGTAGCTGCACTAGTTTTATCTGTCGCAGTAGTACTAGGTACTACAGTTATTTCAGGTACTACAGATTGGCCTAGCTTGATTCTGGCTGTGTTTAACGGCCTAATCGTAGCAGGTGCATTGCTAGGTGTAACAAAAGTCTACAACCAAAAAGTTGTAGAAGACAGAACTTATACTGTCGAACGTAAGTTTAAAAATCCTGAGTAAATAGAAGGGCAAACTATATGGACTGGCAAACAATATTACAAGATGCAGGAATCATTGCTAGTGTTTCAACAGCAATATTCTTTGTCATCGACTTTGTTAAAAGAGTGTACTATAAACTACCTTGGGGGTGGGTTCAAAAAACGCCAGGGGAAGTATGGTTTGCCCTTTCTATTTTGTTTGGTGTAATGGTAGCAATCTTAGTGTATTGGGATAATTTCTTTGGTAGCGCCGCAACAGTTAGTGATGGATTATCATCTACTGTTTATGGCCTTGTATCTGGTGCTGGAAGCAAATTTATTCATGCAGTTTCTTCTTCAGCAGGTGCTAAACTAAAAGCTACTAAAGAAGAAGCAAAAGCTAAGATTGAAAAACCTTCTGAGACTGTTCTTGGAGAAGCCGCCGACGCTACTTGTGTTCCTCCTACTGTAACTGAAGCGGCTACTCCTACAGTACAAGAACAGATAGATAATGTGAAAGAAAAAATTGATAAGAAATTAAACGCACCTACTGTAGAAGTAGTTAAAAAGGTTACTCCAGAAGGTGATTATGTTATCGTTGATGGGAAAGTATACACGATTACAAAAGGTGGTGAATAATGGAAAATCTTCTGGTATACGAGCTTCAAGATGAAGCAGAAGATACATATAGTGAATCCATAGATAGAGATTCCGTACAAGGGGTTTACTCTGATTTAGATGACTCTTTATTTGATGGAGAACAAGTTTATGGTGCTATGCCATATGATAAATGGGGTAATCCTTGGGCATCTAATTATAACTCAACTTATGTTGTAAAAGTTAATTTCATGGGGAAATCCTTGTATTGGCATAAGTGGGCTGTAGTTCCTCTTATGAATGTACAAAAACAACTTATTGATGAAGGCTGGGATAAAAAATACCATTGGGAAGACCTTCAAACTTGGTGTAAAAGAGTCATAGCTGGTACAAGTGTTGCTAGTAATCATTCTTGGCCTACAGCTATTGATATTAACCCTCGTCAAAATCCTATTAGATATGATAATAAACTAATAACTGATATACCTTATCGTATTGTAGAAATCTTTAAGCGTTATGGTTTTAGGTGGGGTGGAGAATATAGAACAATTAAAGACGCTATGCATTTTGAGTACCTTGGTGAGCCAGTAAAAGATTATGTTGGTAAAAGAGTTCTTAGATTAAAAGATGATTATATGCGTGGTGATGATGTAAAAGAATTGCAAGAGTTACTAAAATATTATGGCTATAACGTAACAGTAGATGGAGTATTTGGGCCTAAGACAAACGCTTTTGTGTATTCATTCCAAGCTAGTAAAATGTTAGCAGTAGATGGTATTGTAGGTTCTAATACTTGGGCATCTTTA